GTAATACACCAACCGCGAAAATCTGGTGGGGCAGTTTTTGCCAACGGATAAAATACCTATATACATCGGATAAATCAATTAGGTACTACTATAGGAGATATCGAGAAAAAAATTACTAAACCGACTGCGAGAACCAATAAATATAATATACTAATAAAGTAATTCGTTATATAGCAGTAGTATGGAATATGCATTTGCACTAGTTCTACAGATATGTTCAGCAGCGTTTGGTTGCGCTTCACCAGGAGTATTACCTGAGTTATACAATACCAAGTATGAATGTGCTGTACAAGGTTATGATAAGTCAAAACAGATGTATATCGCTATGTATGAGAATCTACCTGAACCAGAAAAAATAGACGTTTACGTAAAATTTTGGTGTGATAGAATACCTAAAAGTGATATATAATATGAATGCGCTGGAAAATACGTTTAATGACAAGACCAGATATGATGACCAATGTCCACGTAATATTTCTAGAAGCAAACAGTTATGAAGAAGCAAAAAAGATGGTACAGCTTGAAGCTAATCAAGTTGCAACATTCGAAGTTTTAGAGGAGGAACTAAATGGATCTGTGGCACATGCTGGACAAGACGGAAAACAAGATCGCAAACCTTAAACAACATAAAGGTTGTGCTATTGCAGTTATTGTAGCATTTATCTTAGGAGCTATTATATTTTAATGCCTAGAGGTCTTTGGGATAATATACATGCTAAGAGAAAACGTATAGCATCAGGTTCAGGAGAACGTATGAGAAAACCTGGTTCCAAAGGAGCTCCTACAAAAGAAGATTTTAAAAGATCACAAGGTAAAACAGTATTAACACGTAAAGCATAATGGCAAAGAAAACAAATGGAACAACTATATTAACAAGACCCGTTGCTCATAAGAAGCATGGGTATAGCACAGGTATGCATGGGCATAAAATCTATGAAGAAGAAATGATGACTAAACAAAATAAATATAAAAACCTAGGAGCCATAAGGAAGGCAAAAGTATGAGCGTAAAAGGAGCAGGTGGATTTAGAGAAGGTGCTGGTAGACCAAAAGGTTCTTTAAACGAAAAGTCTAAAGCAGTGCAAGAAAAATTAGAAGCATTAGGTTGTGATCCAATAGAAGCATTGGCTAATATATCTATGGACGTAAATAATACACCTGAATTAAGATTTCAAGCAAACAAAGAATTAGCTCAATACGTAGCACCTAAACGTAAAGCTGTAGAATTAGATGGTACATTAGATGGTGGATTTAATGTTAACGTATTAAGTTTTGCAGAGAGCAAAGAAGAAAAAGAAGAATAACATATGGATATAACGGTCCCTTACGATTGGAGACCTCGTGATTATCAACTGCACCTTTGGAACTATTTAGAAAAAGGTGGCAAGAGAGCCGTAGCAGTTTGGCATAGACGAGCAGGAAAAGATTTACTTGCAGTGAATTGGTGTGCAACAGCTGCTATTAAACGTAAAGGTTTATACTGGCATTTATTACCTACATATAACCAAGGAAGAAAAATTATATGGGATGGTATGACTAAAGATGGTAAAGCATTTTTAGAAGCATTTCCAAAGCCACTATGGGGAGCAGTTAATAATACTGATATGAGATTAGAACTTAAAAATGGTTCTATCTATCAAGTTGTTGGAACAGATAACGTAGACCGATTAGTTGGGTCCAATCCTGTTGGTGTTGTCTTTTCTGAGTATTCACTTCAAGACCCACGAGCCTGGGATCTGATAAGACCTATCCTTGCAGAGAATGGTGGTTGGGCAGTTTTCATTTATACAGCTAGAGGAAGAAACCATGGCTATGATATGTTTAATATGGCTTCTAAAAACGAACGATGGTTTAGTCAACGACTTACGATTGAAGATACGAAGGTTATTGGTCAAGATGCGATCGAAGAAGAACGAGACGCAGGAATGCCAGATGAACTAATACAGCAAGAGTTTTATTGCAGCTTTGATGCACCATTAGTTGGTTCATACTATGGTAACTTAATGGCTAGAGCTTTAGCAGACGGAAGAATTGATAAGGTTCCATATGAGCCTAGATTAGAGGTTCATACAGCTTGGGACTTAGGTATGGGTGATAGTACTAGTATAATCTTTTTTCAGCAATTTGGTAAAGAATATCGGATAATAGATTACTATGAGAACCAAGGAGAGGGTATGTCCCATTATATTAAGGTTCTTAGAGAAAGGGATTATTTATATGGTAAACACATAGCACCTCATGACATCAAAGTTAGGGAAATGGGTACTGGTAAATCTAGATGGGAAGTAGCTAATGCACTAGGATTAAGGTTTACAATTTGCCCGAATGTGTTAATAGATGATGGTATAGAAGCTGCTAGGACGATAATTCCTAGGTGTTATTTCGATGAAAAACGATGTAATATACTAGTAGAAGCGTTAAGGCAGTATCGTAAGGATTATGACGAAAAACGAAAAGTGTATCGTGATAAACCATTGCATGACTGGACGAGTCACGCTGCAGATGCCTTTAGGTACCTTGCATTGGGAACAAGGGATAATATTAACAAAGGCCGTAAGCTCCCAACTTACGCCGATGGTGAATACAACGTATTAGGAGGGTAACATATGGGAGGAGTATTTTCAAAACCCAAAGCGCCGCCACCACCACCACCGCCACCACCTACGCCGAGTCCGGCTGACGCTGCACCTGCTGCTGCTGACGCAAGACGACAAGCTGGTAAAAGATATGGTCGAAAACAGACTATATTAACTGGAGGAGCTGGAGTTGAGGATGAAGCGCAAATTGTTAAAAAAACTTTATTAGGAGCATAGATGTCAGACCTAGTTACTAGGATTATTACTAAACAGGAGTCTCTAAAAGGATTCCGGTCTCCTTGGGAAAATCTATGGCAGGATTGCGCTAATTACGTTAATCCTAACAGAGGTGATTTTTCTACTATTAGATATAGAGGAGATCAGTCAAGATATGATTTGATATATGATACAACTGCACCATTAGCAAATGAGCAGTTAGCATCAGGCCTGCATAGTTTCCTAACTTCACCCTCACAAAAATGGTTTACATTAAGAACATTTGATGACGACCTAAACAAAGAACTTGCTGTAAAAGAATGGTTAGATAAAGCAACAACTATTCTTTATGATCAAGTATTTAATCTTTCAACAAGTAATTTTAATAGTCAAGCACATGAATTATACTTAGATCTTGGTGCATTTGGTACTGGAGTTATGATGGTACAAGATATGCCAGGTAAAGGTATTGTCTTTAGAACTTTTCATCTAGCTGATTGTTATATACAAGAAAATGATTCAGGATTTGTTGATACATTATATAGAAAATATAAAAGAACTGCAAGACAATTATTAGAAAGATTTGGTGATGCTGTTCCTGAAAATGTTAAAAAAGTTGCAGAAAAAGACCCTTATAAAGAATTTGAAGTTATACATGCAGTAGAACCTTCTGAAACATATGGTGAGCCTTATAAGAACCCAACAAAGAAAAACTTTAAATCTTGTTATGTTTTAGTTGAAGAAAAAGCTTTGCTTGAAGAAGGAGGCTATGATGAATTTCCATACATGGTTCCTCGTTGGCAAAAAGTTGCAGGTGAGATATATGGTAGATCACCATCAATGACGTCTTTACCAGATATTAAAATGGTAAATACAATGATGAAAACTATTATTAAAGCTGCACAAAAAGTAACCGATCCCCCTTTACTTGTTCCTGATGATGGTTTCATACTCCCTGTGAGAACCGTGCCAGGTGGCTTAAACTTTTATAGATCTGGCACTCAGGACAAGATAGAACCATTAGTTACTAACGCTAGACCTGATATAGGTTTTGAGATACTACAAAATAGAAGAGAACATATTATGTCTGCATTCCATGTTGATTGGTTAAAAATGCCAGACCAAAAAGGTAGTCCTAATATGACAGCTACTGAAGTTGTAGCTAGACAAGAAGAAAAAATGAGATTAATGGGACCAATGATTGGTAGATTACAAGTAGAATTTTTAGGTCCATTAATTCAAAGAGTATTTAAAATTATGTCAAGACAGAAAAAATTACCTGAATTACCATCTGTGTTGCAAGGTCAAGGTATGAAGATAGAATATACTTCTCCATTAGCAAGAGCACAAAAATCAGGTCAATTAATGACAGTTACAAGATTGTTTGAAAGTATGGTTCCATTATTTAATGTTAAACCTGATCTTTTAGATAATATGAATACTGATGAAACATTCAGATATTTCCATCATTTATTAGATGCTCCACCTCAGATACTAAATGATAAAGAATCAGTTGACCAAGAACGACAACAGCGAGCTGAGCAGCAACAAGCCATGATGGAGGCAGAACAAGCACAACAAGAAAGCCAATCAATGAAAAATGTTGCAGAAGCACAGCGAGCAAAACAACAAGGACTAAACATTGGCTAAGAAACCACTCGGGCTTGAAAAGCTCAACGAACATTATAAAAAGGTATTTACATCAAAA